CATAGCCACTCTCGACAAAAAAGAATTGAAGTGGTGTGTGGCGATGCGGAGTTCGTTATCTGTAACTTCGATGGGTTAGACATCATTAAAGACGTGGTGGAAGAAAACGAATTTGATCTTATTGTCGTTGATGAAGCTAACGCGTACAAAACGGTTTCCACAAAACGGTGGAAAGTATTAAACCAAATCCTAGCACCCAGTACATGGGTATGGATGATGACGGGTACTCCTGCTTCGCAGTCTCCAACGGACGCATACGGGCTGGCGCGTATCGTTAACCCATCGTCAGTGCCTAAGTTCTTTGGGTCGTTCCGGGATATGGTAATGCAGAAGGTCACTACCTTTAAGTACGTCCCACGCCCACAGGCAGAAAGCATTGTGCATAACGTACTGCAACCGGCAATTAGATACACCAAAGAAGAATGTCTTGACCTGCCGGAGATGACGTATACCACCCGTAACGTACCGCTTACTCCACAACAGATGAAGTATTACGAGACGCTACGTAAGCACATGGTGGCGGTCGCTGCTGGAGAAGAAATCACAACAGTCAACGCCGCTGCTAATATTAATAAACTTTTACAACTCTCATGTGGTGCGGTGTATTCCGATAGTAGAGAAGTTGTTACCTTTGATGCATCCAATCGCATTGCAGCATTGAAAGAAGTTATCGAAGAAGCTACGCACAAAGTAATTGTATTCGCGCCCTATAAACATAGCATTCATATAATTAGCGAAGAGCTAAAGAAATCTGGCTACACCTGTGAAGTGATTAGTGGAGACGTATCTGTTGGCAGGCGCACAGAAATTTTTGCTAAATTCCAAACAGAACCTGACCCAAAAATTTTGGTAATCCAGCCACAAGCCGCCTCGCATGGTGTAACCTTAACTGCTGCCAACGTGATTGTGTATTGGTCACCCGTCATGAGCGTGGAGACCTACCTGCAAGCTAACGCACGAACCCACCGTGCTGGGCAGCGTAACCCCTGTACCGTAGTTCACCTGCAAGGCTCCCCCGTAGAGAAACGTATGTACGCCATGTTGGAGGCGAAGATTGATATTCACTCCCGCGTGGTCGATCTATATAAAAATTTCCTTGACCCCATTGACAGTGTCAAAGAATAGTTCTATTCTGTAGTTGTAGTTACCCTTGGAGATCGACATGACTGAAGAAGCACTAGCAGAAGTGCCTGTCATCCCAACTGACAAACTGGTAAGAGCGTACATCAAGATACGCGATGCCCGTAAATCGTTGGCTGACAAGTACGAGAAAGAAGACGCTGACCTCAAAGAGTCGCTGGAAACAATTGAAAGCCAGCTTCTCGAAGCATGCAAAGTGGTTGGCAGTGACAGCTTACGAACACCATTCGGTACGGTCAGCCGCCGTGTAGCAAAACGGTTCTGGACAAACGATTGGTATTCGTTCCACGAGTTCTTGAAGGAACATGAAGCTTTGGAATTATTGGAGAAGCGAATCTCGCAATCCAACATGGCTACGTTTCTTGAAGAAAACCCTGACCTGCATCCGCCGGGTCTTAATGTTGACAGCCGTTACGCGGTTGTTGTTCGTCGTAAATAAGGAGAAAGACAATGAGCGAACTTGCTCTATTTAATCAGAATCTTCCAGCACACCTGCGTAACGCGGAGATGGATGAAACAACCAAAGCCTTGATGGGTAGTGGCGGCGGTGGCAGCAAGCGTATCTCTATCGAGGGCGGCGTTTGGCGCATGATGGTCAACGGTAAGGAAGTTGCGCAGAACGAAGACCGTGCAATGAATGTAGTCATCGTTGCGGCTGCACAAAAAGTCTCGCGTATCTTCTACGCAGGCACCTACAAGAAAGGCGTTATCAGCGCCCCAGATTGCTGGTCACCTGACGGCGAGGTGCCAGATGCCAAAGCTAAGAACCCACAAGGCAAGTCGTGCGCTACCTGCCCACAGAACGTAAAAGGTTCGGGTACAGGTGATACACGTGCATGCCGCTTCCAGCAGCGTTTGGCTGTGGTGTTGGAGAACGATGTTGCTGGTGATGTGTACCAGCTTGCGCTGCCATCCACGTCGATCTTTGGTGCAGGCGAGAACGGTAAGTGGCCTCTGCAAACCTACGCCAAGATGATTGCAAGCAAAGGTGTGCCTATTACGTCCGTCGTAACAGAGATGCGCTTCGACACTAGCAGCTCGACACCGAAGCTGACATTCAAGCCGGTACGTTATCTGGAGACGGATGATTTCAATACCGCACTGGAGCAGGGTAAGTCACCCGCAGCTATCAGCGCAATCACCATGACTGTCGCACAGACCGATGGTGTTAAGGATGACGGCGAGGAGTTCGAGCAGAAAGCACCTGCCGCCAAAGTTGAAGCAGCCCAAGAAGCACCAGAGCCTACTAAACGTGCAAGCAAGAAGGAGGAAGCCCCAGCACCAAAGAAGGACGTAAGCAAAATCCTCGAAGAGTGGGATGATGAGTAACGGGTATGCATCCCGGTTCATTAAGACTGTGAATTCAGCGGACACCAACAAGCTTGGTGTCCAGCTTGGCAACCTGTGCATAGAAAACGACATACCAGCACAGGATGTGGCGGATCACTTTGGAGTTACACGCGCCACCATATACAACTGGTTCAAGGGGGTGACTAACATTCCGCCCACGTATCAGGAAGAAGTTGCCAAGGTTGTGAAAGTGCTGCTGGATAAACGGAAATAGTGCAGGTTTGGGGGGCTAGGGCGCGCACCCGAAAAGGGTAGTTGCCGTCACTATCCTTGCCCACCCATTTTTAAAAGACGGCTTGGGGCGGCTATGCTTACGAGGACAGACTTCCTGTCTTTAGTTCTACCACCTACGAAGTATTATTGCGTAGTAGGACTAAAGAAGGATGCAAAACCAAAACAAATATTCGTGTCGTCAGTGGAGGAGATTGATCTCTACGCAGATGCGCTGGTACATAAAGGATACGATGCGTACTTTGCACTTGCTTCGTTTACTGAAGATGCGGGACGGACTGCTGCCAATGCAGCACAACTAAATTCTTTTTTTCTCGATCTTGATTGCGGTCTTGGTAAGCCCTACGCTGACCAAGCGGATGGTATTGCTGCGCTTAAATCGTTCGTAAAAAAAGTTGGCATGCCAAAGCCGACTGCGATTGTGAACTCCGGACGTGGGGTGCATGCGTACTGGGTAGTAGAGCAGCCAATTGAGAAAGCCGAGTGGCGTGGGTTAGTGGAGGGTCTCAAGGCACTGTGCACAGCGCACAACCTACATGCCGATCCAGCAGTCACCGCTGACGTTGCGCGTATCTTGCGTATACCAAATACGCTGAACTTTAAGAACCCGGATGATCCGTCACCCGTGAAGCTTGTCATGGCTGGGTCTCGCGTAGGTATAGAGGCACTGCGCGATAAGTTCGTGGTGAATGAGTTGCACATCCCCGGCGAGAAACCGTTTCAGCGGGAGATGGACCCAACCACGCTGGCACTGCTGGGCAACTATCAGTCCAAGTTCAAGACCATCTTGATCAAATCAGTACAGGGAGAAGGCTGTGCCCAGATCGCCCATATTTATCAAAATCAGGACTCCGTCGAGGAGCCTCTATGGAGAGCGGGTCTTTCAATCGCGCATCATTGTGCCGATGGCTCCAAGGCAATCCACATTCTGTCGAACAAGCACCCTGAATACAATGCCACAACGACAGAGAAGAAAGCTGCTCAAACAAAAGGGCCGTATACCTGTGAGACATTCAAAAAATTATCGCCTGCGTTATGCGAGGGCTGCGCGGTCAAGGTTACCTCTCCTATACAAATTGGGCGCGAAATTATCAAGCCTGACGAAGATGCGGAAAATCCGGTTGTTCAAGACGTTGAACCAGTCACGCAAGAAATACGTACATACACCATCCCTAAGTACCCTTTTCCCTTCTTTCGTGGGAACGTAGGTGGCATCTATTTACAGGTAGAGCCGAAGAAGAACAAAGATGGCACGGTGGAAAGCGCGGAAGACATACTGGTATTCCCGCATGACTTCTATGTTGTGAAGCGACTGCACGATCCTGAAGAGGGTGAGTGCATCATGCTGCGGTTGCATCTACCAAAAGACGGTGTGCGTGAGTTCATCATGCCACTACGGGAAGTTATATCTAAAGAGAGATTCATGGGCGAGATTGCCAAACATGGGGTGGCAATCATCGGTAAAAAACAGGAGGCAATGATGCTTTACACCACCCGCTGGGTTGAGGAGCTTCAGGCAATCGGCAAGGCTGAGATTGCTCGGAAGCAGTTTGGTTGGTTGTCAGACAACAGCGCATTCATTCTGGGCGATAAAGAAGTCCGGCATGATGCTGTCGAATACAGCCCACCTTCCGCTGCAACACTACCTTTAATACCCGCATTCGGTGTGCGTGGTGACTTTCATGTGTGGAAGGATGTGATCAATCATTATCGGCACCCCGGCATGGAGCTTCGTGCATTGGCACTCTTTATGGGCTTCGGTGGGCCACTGATGAAGTTTGTGGCAGGCGGTGCGCTGAATGGGTTCCTGCTGAATCTAGTCAGTAAAGAAGGTGGCACCGGTAAATCAACGCTGCTGCAAGCAATCAATAGCATCTACGGCAACCCTGACGCGCTGATGATGTCTTACAAAGATACGCACAACTTCCGTTTGCAGCGGTTCGGGAGCATGCAGAACATCACCGCGACGATTGACGAGCTGACCAACATGAAGCCGGAGATGATGTCCGATCTGGTGTACGACATTACGTCAGGTAAGGGCAAAGGCCGGATGTCCTCCAAGGCTAACGTGGAGCGGGTCAACAATACGACATGGCAATTACCGGTGGTCTCTTCATCCAACAAGGTGATCCGGGACGCGCTGCTATCAATCAAGTCCTTTCCCGAACCGGAACTACTGCGCATACTGGAGGCAAACTTAGCTATCGATAATTCGCTTGATGCAGTGCAGGCCAAGCAGCACTTCGGTAGGTTGCCAAGCAATTACGGACACGCGGCTATCCCCTATATCCAACACGTACAGAGTGACCTACCTGCGACAATTGCACTGCTGAACGGTGTGAATGAAAAGTTAGACCGAGCAGCAGGCATCATGGGCAACGAGCGGTTCTGGTCTGCTGGTATGGCGATTGGTCTGACAGGGGGGCTCATCGCAAGCAGGTTGGGGTTGCACGACATCCCGATCAAGCCGGTGATGGACTGCGCGGTACAGTTGATCCAGAACAGCCGCCGCAGCAACAAGGAGTCGATGTTTGATAGCGAGGATTTCCTTGGTGCGTTCCTACAGCGCCACTTCCACGAGATTCTGGTAATCAACGGATCGAAGGACAACAAGACCGGGCTAGAGCATGCACCCATCCGGGAACCGCGTGGCCCACTAACCGCACGGTACGAGCCAGATACCAAGCTGTTATTCGTGTCGGTGCGCCCCTATCGGGAGGATTGCAGCAAGTATTCCATGAGCTACGATGGGTCGCTGGAGCCGTACCAGAAAGCCGGTGCCTACCTTGGGATGAAGCGTAAGCGGATGTTTGCAGGCACGGTGACCAATACCGCGCAGAACGTGCATGCGTTGGTGTTTGACGCTTCGAAGCTGGACTTTTTTAATGAGGATGTCTTGCTGAATGCTCCGGATTCTATCCCTCCCGATTTCGATTGATTGGAAGAACTTCCGCCCGGATACCTCGATCTTCATCCCCTGTCTGGATTACCGCCCAGTGCAGGAGTTTGTGGAAGCCGAGGCTACCCGGCTGCGGATGCAAATTGTTTGTAAACGGGTAATAGAAAACCGTAAGTACGGATTGCGTGTCTGGAGATTGGCATGATATGCTTGGCGCACTCACTGCTTTCTCCAAGGGAAGTTGAGTTCGCCCCCGAGTGCTTCTCCCTTTGCACCGGGGGCTTTTTTACATCCCTGCCATTTG